CTGGCGATCGCCTTGCCGACCCCGGGCGCGGCCGCGCTGAGCGCTGCCTGAAGGGCAGGCGCGCCGAGCTTCACCCCGGCGGCGATCGCGAGCGAGGTGCCGGGGTTCTCCAAGACGAACCCGATGAGCTTCGACATCTTCTCGGCGAGCTCGGGGAGCTGTTCCGACAAGCGCTCGATCGCGTCGAGCATTTTCGGCTTGGTGAACGACTGCTCGATCTTCTCGAGCGCGACCGCGAGCCGAGCCTGCGGATCCTTCATGCGCTCGTTGGCTTGGTCCGCGAGCTCGGATGCGGTGAGCTGGGACGCGCCGGCCTTGTGGATCGCCTCCTGGTACGCCGCGAGCGCGGCTTCGCTCTTCTGTTTGAACGAGCCCGACGTCGACTTGAACGTCTCCTGGTACTGCTTGCCGAGCTCGAGGACGAGCTTCAGCTGCTCGCCCTGGAACCCGAGCGCGAGCTTCTCGCGCTGCCCGCCGGTCTTTTGAAAGATCTCTTGCATGACCTTGCTGAACTCGCGCGCGTTGCCCTTCGCGTCCTTCACCGGGACGCCGAACGTGTTCTCGATTTTCTTTGCCTGCTCGGGCGTGCCGAAGGAATCGAGCAGGCCCGAGACCGCCGTGAGGGATTTCTTGAAAGAGCCCATGGCGTTGTCGGCGATGTTCGCCATCCCGACGATCATTTCGAGGCCCTTCTCACCCTCGAGGCCGGCGCCGCGCGCCGACGCGCCGAGGATCCCGAGCTTCTCCCCCATCTGCTCGATCGTGATGCCGCCCCGGTTGCCGAGGCTGATGACGGCCGCCATCGCCTCGGGCATCTGTTCCTTGGTGACCTGGAACTTCTCCCCGAGCGTGCCCGCGATGTTGGCTAGGTTCTGGACGCTCTCCCCGGTGGCGCGCGAGGCGAGCGCCGCTTGCTCCATCCCGGTCTCCGCGAGGTCGACGTCGCCGAGCTCCTCGAAGAGCTCCCGATAGGCGTGGCCAAGCTCGCGCGAGCTCTGGCCCCATTGGAGGGCCGTGATCTGCGCGTCCTTCTGCAGCGTCTGCCAGTTGACGAGCTCGCCGGTGCCCGCCTTGATGGCGAACGACATGTTGCGAAACTGGGCCTGCGCATCGACCGCGCCCTTGATGGCGGCCCCGAAGCTGAACGCCCCGCCGAGCGTCGCGACGGTCCGGACAGCGTTCTTCACCGACGTCGCGGTCTCGCCGAGCTCGCGCTGGAACGCCTTCAGGCCCGCGACGCCGGCCGACTTCCACGCCGACTCGGCTTTCTTTGCCGCTTCCTCATTCGCTTTACCGGCCTCTTTGATCGAGAGGAGGTAGCTCGCGCCGTTCAGCGTGAGCTTGACGCTTGCGGTTTTCTCACTGGCCACGGCGACCACCCTTCATGAACCCGAGGAAGGTTCGAAACTGCTCGGACCCCTCGAGAATCGCCTGAAGTTCCGTGACCGTCAGGACGCCGGCGTCGAGCTCGCGAACTGTGTGCACCAGGACTTGAAGGCTGGTGAGCTCAGCGCAAGGTCGACCGTACGCAAAATAAAGGCGTTCTGCTCGGGCGACACGAACTCGGTCAAAGGGGCGATTGTGCCTGTGCTCCTGATCGTCGCCGCGACGGCCCAGAACTCCGCGTCGGTCTTGATGCTCTCTCGAGGGTCGGTCGCGTCCTCGTAGAGCTTGTATTTCGTCCAGAGCTCTTCGAGCGACCGCATGTCGTACTCGGCCTCGAGACGCTTGTGGGTATGGTGCTGATCGTACGGCGGCGCGACGTCCCGAATGGCGCGCGCCAAAATGCAGAGCGTCTCGAGATCGTCGAAAGCTTTCGGATCGAGCGCCTTCTCGCGAACGTTCGCGACGCCCGCGAGGTCGGCCGGCAAGAGCCCCTCGTCCTGCGCCCACTTCACGGCTTCGAAGAACGCCTTGCGGGCCTCGTCCTTGCGGAGCACGCGCACGCGGATCGGCACCTCCTCGAGCGCCCCGCCCTTCTTACGGCGACGGATCCGGTCCTCGAAGAGCATGCGCCCCTCGACCTCGACCGCCTCGAGCTCGGCCCACTTTCTGGCCGCGAGCTTTCGCCAGGCCTCGTCGGGCATTACTTGTCGAGCCGGCCGGTGAACGTGATGGAGTACTTCACGGCCGCGTCAAGAGCGCCCTCGAGATCGCGCGCATCGGCTGAACCCGTCACGGTCGCGGTTTCGCCCGGCACCTTGTATCGAAGCCTCAAGATCTTGTTGTTTTGAATGTAGGTCAGCCAGTCGCGCTCCGGGCCTGTCTCCGAAATGACGGCGGTGAACGTCACGGTGGTTTCTTCCGTGCCGTGGATCTTGCCAGCGCCGCGCGGCCTGCGAAGCGTGGCCTGCATCTTGTTGTTTTTCTTCGTGCCGATCTTGAAGTCGGTCACGTCCATGAGGTCCCCGTTGAGAAGCGCGATGCTGCCCGACGGAAACTGTACGAAATCGGTGTCAGCCATTGGGGACTCGGGGCCTCCTTACGCGACCTTCTGGACGTAGACGCCGAACTTCGCGAGCGGCGGGACGATCGCCATCGGGATCACGATGTCGACCTGGGTGTTGTCGACGCTGTTCACGAGGGCGATGATGGTCCCGGCGGCGATCGCTGCATCGAGGAGGTCCTTGCGGACCACGCCGCGCCGTTGCCAAACCCGGAGCCGGTTGATGATGAAGCTCTGGATGTCCCGCTCCTCGACCACGCCCGGCGGGAGCGGCTCGTCCCCAGGCGTTTGGTTCTTCGCGATCTTGGCCTTCGGAAACTCCTGCGGGAGCGCGACCTCGATGTCGTTCGCGACCGCGTAGATTCCGTCGACTTGGCTCGTGTCGAAGACGCGGCGGTCGGGGTTTCCGCCGGTGTCTTGGCTGTGGGTCGTGACGGGGCGGACGATCGCGCAGACGCCCTGCGGGGTGTAGGAGACGATCGAGACGCCGTTGCCGAGCGCGTCCTCGATCTCGGGCTGGGTCGGGGTATTGGCCACAAGGTCAGCGGCGCCGAACACGGTCTCGAAGTTGTCGCCAATCCGATTGGCCGCCGGGTCGATCGCGATGTTGGCCATCCGGTCGCCCATCTCGGCGGCGCCAAACTCGCACGGGAGCGACTGGCCGTTCTTGCAGAACACGTATTCCATCGCGCCGTCGTTGCGGCCGATCGCGCCGGTCTTGGCTGGCGAGAGCGTGCCCGTCAGGCCGATGATGACGCGCTGGAGCTTCGCGTTCAGGCCCGTGTTGAGCGCGTTGATCTTCGTCTTCATGCGCCCGGGATTGCTCGTCGAGCTCGCGCTCTGGGCATCGGCGTTCGACACGCAGCCGAGCTGGAAGTCGTACTTGGTGCCCGAGATCGTGCTCAGGGCGTTCGTGAAGTCGGGCTCGGTCGTGCCGCCCGTGAGGTTGCCCGTGGTGCTGGTCCCGCCCGCGACGGTGCCGCCGGCTCCGCTCTGAAGTGCAACCGCGTAGACGACGTCGTTGCCCCACGGGCCCGCAACCTTGAACGTGAGCGTCACGATGCCAGAGCCGCCCGAACTCGCCGTCACCGGGAGGTTATTCGTCTGCTGGTTGATGTACGAGATTGACCGCGCCGCGACGTCGGTCGCGACTTCGCCAGCGAGCCACGGGACGTTGATGACGCGGCCGCAGATCGTCCACTGGACGTTCCACGAGGAGGTGACGGTGCCGGCGAACGTGAGCGAGACTGCGGCGGTCGAGCCCGCGCTCGCCGTCGGGGCGATCATGTCGACGATCGCCGTCGGGTTCTCCTCGAGAAACCGCGCGAGCGCGAGAGCCCCTGGCGTGCCGGCGCCAAACGCCGTGGTGCCGTCGTTCGCCGAAGCGGCGCGGCGGATCTCGGTGTCGACCGTGAGGTTTCCCGCGCTCGACTTCGGCGCCATGACGATGGCCTTGAGAGGCTGCGAGCCGGGCGACGCCGCGGCCGCCAAGAGGTCCACGGTCAGGTAGAGCCCCGGTCCGAGGACGGTCGGGGCAACGGCGATCGGGATCCCCATGGCTTACTCGCGCTCCTCGGTGATGGCCTCGATCTCGGCCTGCTCTTTCGCTGCCTTATCGGCCGCCGACTTCGCCTTCGCGTCGGCCTCCTCGGCGGACTTCTTCGCCTCGGCCTTCGCCTTCGCGGCCGCGGCGTCGAGCGCCGTCGTGAGCCGCTCTTGATAGAGCCGGTACTCGCCGGGCGTGCGGCGCTCGAGCGAGCCGGTCTCGAGCAGGTGGTCGTATTCCCGCTTGTGGGCCGCGTACTCGGCCGCCGGGATCATGACGACCTTCGCGGTGTCGAACCGGAGGTTACCCGGGTGCTGGAGGTCGACCTCGGCACCGATGAGCGTGCCGGTTCCGTAGCGGGTGACGTGGTGCCCTTCGACCGACGAGACGAAGAGAGGTTGCGGACTGTCTCCCATGGCTCCGCCAACATCGGAGGTCCCACGGTGGTGGGCAGATTCGCCCCCTCGCAGCGCCGCTACTGCGGCATCAGGACTTCATTGTCGACGACCACCGGGAGCCCGTCCGGCGCTGCGGCGGGCGTCAGGATGTCGAGCCGGGTCCGGATCCACGGGTTGAACGTCCGACTCTCGCGCCGCGAGGTGCTGCTCTGCGTCTGAAACCGGATCCGGTAGATGTACCAGGGCTCGCTCACGGCGACGACCGAGCAGCCCGTGACGTTGATGCCGTTGTTCGAGAACGTGAACCCGTCGACCTGCTGGCGCCCCTCGATGTAGGCCCGCACCAAGTCGACCAGCATCAAGCCCTCGATGCGCCGCGGCGGATCGGCAGTCTGGCGCGAGGTCACGATGTAGACGCTCCAGTTCTGGTTTTCGAGGTAGCGATCCCGCCCCACGTACTCGCGCGGGCCCGAGCTCTCCCACGCGAGCACCGCGGCCGGGTAGCGGGTCCCCATCGCCTTCGCCAACATCTCGGCGCCCGACGCCACCCCGAGCTCTTCGAACCACAGCACTTGCTTGAGCGCCGTCAAGCCAGTGAGCTCGGTCCCGCCCGTGAGGCCACCGGGCCCGACGACACACGTCGGGGCGATGCCGTCGATTTGGGGAAACCATCGGAGCACCGTGCCGGCCGCGAGGTTCAGCACCTGGCCCCCGAGGTTCGCGAAGACCGGAACCGAGGTCGCGCTCGCGACGGGCCAGCCGTCGGTCGACGCCGGGTTCTCCGCCGTCTTGACCACCTGGTCCCAGCGCGCGGAGCCGCCCATCACCGGGACCGCGTACGAGCCGCCAGGGAGCGTGGCCGTAGGTCCGGGGGCCGCGTCGACGACGGCGTGGCCGGTCGAGCGCTCGCCCATCAGGGGCTGGAGGAGCGCCATGAGGGCGCGGGCTTCGGCGACGAGGTTCATCGGAATTGTTTCGGAATACTTTTGCCCACGATTCGCAGTGGCTTAGCGACGACGAGAACGGTTTGGCCAGTCATCCCGCTGTGATGCACGCGAATCTTGCGTCGGAATATTTGGCCCACCATTGCCCGTAGCCGCCCACGAACGACGTTCCCCATCGTCACGCCACCAAGACCCGCTGCACCATCGCGACCACGTCCTCTAGCAGCGCGTCCTCGTCGATATCGAACGGGTTCCTGTAGGGGATCACCTTCCGCGGCGCGTCGCTCGTATGGAACACCGCGTAGGGGACGTTGGTGTACGCCTCGGCGAAGTCGGACCCGAAGTCGGGCGTGATCGAGCCGGCGAATAGGCCGGTGTCCTGGAGGATCTTCGCGCCCCCGCCGCCGCCCCGGCGCCGATCGATCGTCGCCTGCTTGAGCGGCGCCCACTTGCCCCGCCCCTCGGTCTCGAACTCGGACAAGACCGCCGACACCATCGCCTCGGCGACGCTCGGCAGGATGCCGGGCAAGTCGTCGACGTTCTCCCGCAGGTAGTCGAGCACGTGCTGGAGCTCGGAGGTATCGACCGAAACGCCGTCAGTAGCCACCGGAGCCCCCTGGATTGCCGCGGTTCGGGTCGGGGGCGAAGACGAACGTCGGGAGCGTCGGCGGGTTCGCGATCTGGTGGCCCCCGAGGATCGGGTGCTGGCCCGCCGTCGCCTCCGCCTGGGCCCGGACGTTGCCCTTCGACAGGTCGTCGAAGTACTTCATCGCCTGGTCCCAGTCGCTCCGGTAGGGCGCCTCGTCGCTCGCGTTGCGCCATTCGGGCCGGCGCTTGGCCGCCAAGTGCATCGCCATGAAGGCGCCCCACATTTTGAAGAGCGGCTCGGCGGCGAAGAGAACGATCTGGTCTTTGCTGAACGCCCGGAGGAGCTTCGCGTCGATCGCGCTCGACGCCATCGTGCACATGCTCGTCACGAGCGCCGTGTCCGCGACCCCGTCGCCATCATCGTCGAAATACTGGTCGACGACGCGCTGCGAGGTCGCGGCCACAAGGTCCGCGGGCACGAAGTAGTTCGGCACGGCGGGCGCCGCCCGTTAGGCGACTTCCTCTTCGAGCCAGCCCTTCGCGAGCGCGTCTTGCACCATCTCGGCCGGGAGACTGAAGGCTGGTGCTGGCTTGCCCTTGTCGAGCGGACCGAAGTGCGGCTTGATGGTGGCGATTCTCGAGACGACGGGAGGCTCGCCGTCGGCCGCGAGGTTCGCGCCCGTGACGATGATCGCCCCCTCTCGCTCGAGCGTCGCCAACGCCTCTCGCTGGTCGGGCGTGAATTGGAACCGGAGCACGTGCTTCGGGACATATCGCCCCGTGGGCGCCAGGGAACGCTTGCGATGAACCAGCACCAGCTCGGTCGCGTCGCTGGCCTCGAGGACGAGCGTCTGCCCGAGCTTCAGTTTCGAGGCCTTCTCTTGGAGCTTTCGTAGCTCGCCACGCTCGAGCATGAGCTTGGCGTTCTGCTCTTCGAGCTCGGCGATATGCGCGTGTAGGTCCGCGACCACGACGTCCTGCATCGCCTCGATGGTTCCCTCGGCGGTGGCGATGCCATCGCCGGCGGACACGGTCTCGATATCTGTCTTCGGCTGCTGCTCGGTGTCGGTCTTGGTGTTCTTTGCCATGGGGCGGTTGTCGCCCACGCATCCGACGCCGACAGGTTCGCTTTACTGCAGCGCGCCCGTGATGACGCCGCCGCAGTTCGAGCCCGTCATGACGGCGATGTCGGCCATGCTGGCCACCACCATCGTGCCGCCCTGGCTGCCACGGGCGTCGAGGTAGAACTCGCGCGTCTCGAACCCGACGCCCGAGGGACCCTTGCGGCGGAACGTGTAGCTCGTCGCGATCTCCTCGCCGTCCGTCGGCACGCCTCCCGGCACCGTAACGCCGAAGACGTCGCCGTCCGGGCAGATGTAGTCGAGGTTGCCGGTGGTCTCGTTCTTGACCTTCGACGCGCACACCTTGAAGGGCGGCAGGCCCGGGATGACGAAGTCGACGCTGTTTCCGTTGATGCCGGCGTTGTTGACGTTGCGGATCGTGCCATCGACCGCGCTGTCGCCGAGGAGCTGGCGCATGTGGCTCCGGACGTTCGGGTGTCGGAGAAACCCGAAGGCCGTCTTCACGTTGAACCAGAACGCATTCACCTCTTGCGCGCTCTGCACAATGAGGTTCTGCACGTCGAATATCGGGTCGCTGTTCACACCTTGGCCGGTGCTCAACAGGTTTGCCCATTGAAACCCGGCCGCGAGCGGGAAGACGTTGCCGGCCGTCCAGTTGCCGGTCGTGCCGAAGAGCGACCAGACGTCGAGTTCGCGGTCGAGCTTGATCTTGCGCCCGACCTTCGCCGCCGCGACTTGGCGCGGACGGTAGTTGTTGCCCGTCTGCGACTCGGTCTGCCGCGGGATGAAGGCACCGAGCAATCGCTCGACGACCTTGTAGGTGTTGAGCGTCGAGCTTGGGTCGACCTCCGGGATCGCGCCTTGAATCGAGGTCTTGACGTCGACACGACGGAACGTATCGTCGCTCGCGAAGTTTCGGAACTTGTCCGAGTCGTTGTCGACCAGGATGGGTGGCGAGACCTCGTCGGTGCGAAACCCCATGGGTCGGTAACCCGCGAGGTAGCTCGGCAGCTCCGTCGGGTCGTGGACGTCGCCCGGCTGCAGCGCCGCTTGGATGTACTCCCCGCGCACCGTCACTCGCTGGCCCGCGCGGCCGAGGCCGCAGTCTTCGGCGAGCGTCAGTTCGATTCGTTCCATTGGCGTCGTCCTTCTCCCCTTCGGTCCTTGGTGATCAGCCCTGCAACATCGTGCCGGGTCGCGCGAGCTCGACTTCCGTGAGCCCGCCGACGGTGGCCTGCGTTCGGTTCGCGATCCCGATGAGCGCATTGTTGGTTCCGCCCCCGGGCGCGGCCGTGAACACTCGGCCGAAGCCGGCCGAATCGTGCGTCAGGCGATCGCCGCGCACCACACCGCCGGTGCCGACGCGGACGATCGCTTGGCCGCCGATCTGAAAGTCGCCCATGCTCCCATCCAGGACGTCGTTCATCGCGACCCCGTAGTGGGCGTCGGCGATCGCTGTCGGGACAACAATGAGATCGTCGGTCGCGGCCGAGAGCTTGACGACCGTTCCCTTCACGATCGTTCCACCGGTCGAGTTTTTCTTCCCCCGAATGTCGTGGGGGGCACAGATCACGCGTAGCTCGCCAGACATGGTGTCCTCGTTCTCTTTGGGGCCGGCGATGCGCCGGCGTGTCAGCAGTCAAAAATAGGAACTTGGTGTGCGCGCTTAGCGCCGAGCGCCCCCTCGGGCGGTGGTGCGGATCCGCGAGAGCAGCTTGCTCGCCTCCTCGTGGACCTGTTCGAACGCGAGCTTGTCGCCGCCGGCCACGTGGGCCTTGACGAAGCTCTGCGCCTGCTCGTGGATGTTGCGGCCCGGGAGCGTCTTCAGCTCGTCTTCGGTCGGGTCACCCGCGTCGCTGCGGCCGCCCGGGATCGCCGTGAGGCGCGTGCGCGCGCCCGACTCTTCGCTGCCAAGCTGGCCGTCCTTCGACGTCGCGAACAGCGACTTCGACAGGTGCCGCTCGCCCGGCTTCGGGAGCGGGTACTGCTCGCGAAACTTCGCGACGTTGCTTCGGCGAAGCAGAATCAGCGCGTCCTTGACCTGCGCGGGCAACCGATGCGCCGCGATGGCGTCATCGACCTCGCCCTCCTCGTCGGCCGCGTCTTTCTTCGCCTTGTCTTCGCGAAGACTCTTCAGCTCCGGCATCGCGGCCTCGAGCTCCGACGCTTGCTTCAGCATCGAGGCGACCTTGCCGATCGCGCCGTCCGAGTCCTCGACCCCGAGGGCCTTGAGGAGCGCGGCGAGTTTCGTCTGCGCGTCGGCGCCCTGCTTGGCGGCTTTGATGATGGCCGCCGGTTGCGCAGTCGGCGAGAGATCGGTCGAGACGCCGAGCGTGGTCGTGAGAAGCAGGAGGTCTTTCGGTTCCATGGCTTGGTCGGCTCCTTGGGGTTGCCGTGCGTTGTTGGTCAACATCGAGGCTCCCGTGGCGGCGGGCAGATTCGACCCCCCGGCGCCCTCGGCTGCTTCGGCTTTTTGCTGCTCGACCAGCGCGGGAACGAGATTGCCCAATTGCGCAAACACGTCCGCGACGCCCGTCAGGGCCGGCAGTCCGAGGATGGTCCGGAGCCCTGAGACGATCGAGTCAGCGTCGACGCCGATCGGCACCTGGCCCTGGTCGAGCCACATCTTCAGCTTGGCGAGCTCGAGCTGCACGGCGCCGATGTCGGCAAGCTGCGGCATGCCGAGCATGCCCTTGATCTGGCAAAGCGCGTCCTCGGCGTCGTCGGCGCGCGTCGCGTAGTAGTCGAGCCGCGCCGCAATGGGGTCCATGCCCTGGACGAACGGGACGTTCGTGAACGCCACCGACGTGAGGAGCGGCCCGATGTCGCGCCCGCTCACCGGATCGACGGCCGTCTTCCAAATCGCGACGGACGCCCACTTGATCTTGCCGGCCTGGATGAAGCTCTTGGCGGGCTCGAGCACCCGCGTCAGCGACCAGAGCTCGAACGTGTTCGGGCTCGAGGTGGCCCGAACATCGAGGTCGAGCGTCCACGCCTGCGCTTCCGGGTGGCTGACGGGATCGTTCTCCGAGCCGTGGTTGAAGTCCCACGGCACGACGTCCGTCTTGCCCCACCCGTCGGCGCCCTTCACGTACGCGGGGTTCGCGCGGAAGTTCGCCACCAGGGTGTCGAACATCGCCTTCGTGAACTCGACCTGTCCGTCGACGTAGCCCTTGAAGAGCGCGGTCTTGGCGATCTGGATCCACTTCGGCGTGTCGGCCGTCGCCTCGCCGGCGGTCGCGTCGAGCATGATGCCC